TTAACTGAGTTTCGTAAAAAAATTGATAAATTGATGGGTCTATGAATATATTATTGACTGGGTGTAGAGGTTTTATCGGGCAAAATATGTTTGATGCCTGGAAACACGAACATAATATTATTGGAATAGATATTGATGAAGAGATACCATCTCTTTATGGGTATGATTTAGTAGTACATGTAGGTGGTATAAGCAGCACTACAGAACGTGATGTTACTAAACTTTTATATTATAATGTAGATTACACTATAAAACTTGCAAAGTTCTGTAGTAATTATGGTATAAAGCTTCAGGTAGCAAGCTCGGCTGGAGTTTATGGTGATTCTCAATCATTTAAAGAAACTGATTCAGTTAATCCTTTATCGCCATATGCTTGGTCAAAAGCTGTTATGGAACACCACCTTAACGGCTTTGATAACGTTCAAATTTTTAGATATTTTAATGTATATGGTCCTCATGAAGAACATAAGCAGAATCAAGCTAGCCCTTACTTTAAATTTAGAAAACAATTAATTGAGCAAGGTCATATTACTTTATTTGAAAACTCATTTAAGTATAAAAGAGACTTTATTCATGTAAATAATTTAATTAATATTCAAGAAAAATTCTTTCATTTGGATCAAGTAGGTATTTGGAATATTGGTACTGGTACAAACAAGTCTTTTTATGATGTTGCATATGAAGTTTCAATAGAAACCGGTATTCCTTTAAAAGTTGAAGTTATAAAAATGCCTGAATCTATTGCAAAATATTATCAACCCTATACATTAGCAGACACTACTAAACTTAGAGAAACTTTAAATTTTTAGGAATAAACATGAGCGATTTTTTTAGAAATCTTGTAGACGAAATAAAAGACGAAGATACTACCATTGCATCTGATGGTAAAGGTAGTGCAGAATTTACAGGATTTATAGACACTGGATGTTTTATTCTAAATGCTGTATTATCTGGTAGCTTGTTTGGAGGAGTACCTAATAACAAAATTACTGCTTTTGCTGGTGAATCAGCTACAGGAAAAACATTTTTTGTATTAGGTGTTGTCAAGGCGTTTTTAGATCAACACCCTACAGGAGGAGTGGTATATTACGATACAGAAGCTGCTGTTACCAAGAGCATGATGGAGCATCGTGGCATTGATACAACCAGGGTCATTATATCAGAACCTGATACCATACAGAAGTTTAAGACGCATGCATTAAAAATGTTAGATGCATATGACAAACAACCAGAGAACAAACGTCCTCCTATGATGTTTGTGTTAGATAGTATGGGTTTGCTTTCATCTAACAAAGAGCTCGAAGATAGCTTAGAAGGTAAGGATACACGGGATATGACTAAGGCCCAGCTTATTAAGGCTGTGTTTAGAGTTATCACATTGAAGTTAGCAAAAGTGAAAGTTCCTATGTTAGTAACTAATCACGTTTATGATGTTGTTGGATCTTATGTACCTACAAAGGAGTTAGGTGGTGGAACAGGGCTTAAATACGCAGCGAGCACTATTGCTATGCTCTCCAAAAGAAAGGAAAAAGATGGCACAGAAGTCATTGGAAATATCATTAAAGTTAAAATGTATAAGTCCAGACTTTCAAAAGAAAATCAAACCGTTGAAGTGTTACTTACTTACGACAAAGGGCTCGATCGATACTATGGTCTCTTAGAGCTAGCTGAAAAATATCGTATTTTTAACAAAGTATCAACAAGATATGAACTTCCAGACGGTTCTAAAGTGTTCGGTAAGGAGATTAATAATAATCCAACTAAATATTATACCGAAGAAGTACTTGCTAAACTAGAAGAGGTTGCACGTAAAGAGTTTAGTTATGGTACTATAAGCACACCTGAACTAGAGGAAGATAATGGATGAATTTCTATGGGAAATGCTTAAAGCTTTAGCTCAAGGTTTTTTTACAGCTTATTTTTTATCTGCTATGTTTGTAGCTCTGGCTAAGAAACATAGTGAAGATGTATTAGAATTTTTTGATCGTGTACAAAATCCGGAACCTGAACGCATTAAGGCAAAAATAGAGTTTGTAGATAACACTATGTTATTATATACTATAGAGGATGAGAGTTTTGTAGCACAAGGCAATAACTGGACGGAATTATTAGCTAATGCTAAAGAACGATTCCCGTATGTTATTTTTGAGGTTAATGAAGAACAACTTGATAAAGCAAGAGAATTTAATAAATGAATGTTACTACTATTAAACTTATTACCGGTGAAGAAATTATTGGCCGTCTTGAAGAAGATAATGAGACGACCACTGTACTAGCCAAGCCAGTTGTATTAGGTATTACACAAAAAGGTATCGGTTTTGCTCCCTTATTTTTCTCTATTGACGATACATCGTCAATCACATTTAAAAAACAGCATATTTTATTTCAAGCGTCTACTCGTAAGGAGTTAGTAGATGCTTATTTGCAGTCTACAACAGGAATAGCACTTACCTAGGTGTATCATGAAAGTTTATATTAACAGTTATCGAGGTCATTGGCTTTCTCCTTATACTATATTGGAGAAAGTTTTCTTTTGGAAAAAAGAAATTGACTATGATGACCCTTTTATAGTAAAATGGAGTGATCGTTTAGAACCTTTCTGTCAAGCATTACGTAAGTTTTTAGACATTATTCATCCTAAAATTAATTATGTTAAAATAGATGAGTGGGATACATGGAGTATGGATCATACTCTAGCTTACATAATTGTTCCTATGCTTAAGCAATTGCATAAAACCAAGCATGGGGCTCCTATGGTAGATGATGAAGATGTACCAGATAATATTAAATCGGTATCAGCTCCTCCTAAAGAAAATGATTATGATGTAGATGATTTTCACTTTAAGCGCTGGGATTGGGTGATGGAAGAAATGATCTGGGCATTTGAACAAAAATTGATTGATGATGCTGAACAAAAATTCTTTGATTGGTCAGAAGTAGATCGTTCATTATCTTTAGAGAATCAATTCCCACAAGTTAAGGTTGATCAAGAAGGTCTGGATGCATTTCATAAAAGAATGCATAATGGATTTCGTTTATTTGGTAAGTACTATAGTGGATTATGGGACTAATGAATGATAGAAAAGCAAATACTTGCTGCACTTATTTACAACGAAAATTACCTACGACAAGCATTACCTTTTCTTAAAGATGAATATTTCTCCAAACGAGAAGACAGATCGGTATTTAATCTAATTTCTAGTTATATCAGAGAGTATAATACTAGACCCTCTACTACAGCACTCACTATTGATGCCTCTACTCTTTCACTCGGTCAGGAAGAGTTAGATCGTGTAGTAGAGACTATACAATCTCTCAAAGAAGATCATAACGATCAAGAATGGTTAGTAGATCAAACGGAGAAGTTCTGTCAAGATCGTGCTATTTACAACGCTATTATGTCCTCCATTCAGATATTAGATGGAAGGGACACCAAGCAAGGTAAAGGTAATATACCGCAGATCTTAATTGATGCACTTGCTGTATCTTTCGACACCCACATCGGTCATGACTTTTTAGAAGATTATTCCGATCGATATGATTTTTATCATAAGAAAGAAGATCGATTGCCGTTTGATTTAGAATATTTTAATCGTATTACTAAAGGCGGGCTACCTAAAAAGACATTAAATGTTGCCTTAGCAGGTACGGGTGTCGGGAAGAGTTTGTTTATGTGTCATTGTGCTGCAAGCAACCTTCTACAAGGACGTAACGTATTGTATGTTACATTAGAAATGTCTGAGGAAAAGATAGCCGAACGTATTGATGCTAATTTATTGAATGTTCAAGTAGATGAACTTACCGTTCTTCCTAAAGAGGCTTATGAAAAGAAAATACAACGTGTTAAAGATAAAACACCAGGTAAGTTAATTATTAAAGAATATCCAACTGCATCGGCTGGTGCTAATCATATACGACATTTAATTAACGAGCTACGTATTAAGAGGTCATTTGTACCAGATATCATTTACGTAGATTACCTTAACATATGCGTTTCTTCTAGACTTAAATATGGTGCTAATGTAAATTCATACACTTACGTTAAGTCAATTGCTGAAGAGATGCGAGGATTGGCTGTAGAATGTAATCTACCTATAGTAACAGCTACTCAAACTACTCGATCAGGATTTAATAGCAC